ATTAATTGCCATTAAAATTCAACTCCTAGTGCTTTTTGTATACTATCAGCATGCTGTAAAGCTGCTTCTTCAACTGTAATTTCACCCCTTCTTACTCTAGCTCCTGTAACAGCTGCAGGACCTACTATTCCTGTTTGAAGTATACTTCCGTTACCACCCATTTCTTTACCATCTCTACCGTTTACAGCAAAACCAGCTGCTGCTTGTTGTGTTACTTGTCTCAACTTATCTTGATTCAGACCAGTTGGACTTGCTGAAGTAGTTATACCAGGGCATATTGCCTCATAAGATGCTTTTACAGCTGCTGTCATAATAGCTGCACCTCTAACAGTCTTAAATATTGTATCCATAACAGAAGGTGTTGGATCTGCTAAAATTTGGATTGGAGGTTGAGGTGGTGGTGGTTCTGGTGGAGGGGGAGGTGGAGGTGGTCTAAGAAATTCATTAGATATCTCTCTTATAACTCCATCACTAACAAAAACCTGTTCAGCAAAAGATACTTCAGCCTCTCTATCATTAGTTGATGAACTTGTCAATCTTAATGTTTTTTTACCTGTAGATATATTTAATGATTCAGACAAATATTGGAAGTTACCTTCGATTAATCCATTAGCATCAGTAGATAAACCAACCGATACAGTAAGAAGAGCATTACTAAGTCTTAATTGATCTAACTTAATTATGGGTTCTGGTTGCCCTCCAGCAACATTAGCTTGTAACGCCTGTTGTCTTACTCTGACTAATTCAGTCTTTTGATTACAAAAAGCTGTTACATTTGTACCATCAAAAAAAGCATGCATTGTTGTATTAGGCCTCATTCCTTCAACTTTAAAACCAATATTTACATCTCTCATTTTTGGCACAACTGTGGTATTTTTAACTACATCATTACCCTGCAATTGTACAGTACTTGTTGCAGGTGATAAACTACCAAGTAAATCTACTAATCCTTTTTCTACATCTGGAAGTTCATCTGTATTTTGTGGAATACCATTTCTCAATTGTTCTATATCATTTAAAGAACCAAAAATATTTCTACCATCTCTTTTAACAAGTGATTGTGATAATAACGAATCAAATGTACCAGTTCTATCAACAGCTACATCTGGAACTCTTCTATCATCAAACCATAAATCACCTGGTGGTGATATTCTCATTAATCCTTGGAATTGATTTAAGTTAAATGGATTTAAATTTTGAGTTTTACTTGAAAATGGATTTCGTATTAATAATTCATGTGTGTAAGGTAAAGAAGCTAAAGCTCCAGTAATAACATAATTATTGCTAGTTCTTTGAGCATCTGTAGAAGATTTTTCTTCTAAATTTATAAATCTACTTTTAATTAAAGGTGATGCTTCTTTCTTTGTAAAGTTTATTGATACAGCGTAGTCAGGATTATCTACAGAATCTCCAACACCGTGACCTGTAAATGAATCAACTACAAAACCATTTTTAAATCTATCAAATCCTAACTCGTCTTGTATTTGAGCTTGTTGTGCATCTCTTTCTAATAAGTTAAGTGATGTGTAAAATTCTAAAGTTTTAACTCTGTTTTCTAGCTTACCAATGTCTTTCATGGTAAATCGTTTATTTTCTACTTTCTTAACTTCAATATCTTGTTTAATATCAAATACATATGGTTTTTGTTGTAAAACAAATAACTTTAATAGTTCAGATGGAAAGTTAGGTTCTCTTGGATTAAGTTCACTCTTTCCATTTACAACAAAATAATTTCCATTTTCATCTAAACCTATAGAATTAATCTTAGGCAAAAAGAATTGAAAGTTAGTTACAAAGTTTATATCTTGATCTAAAAATTCTGTAGTAGAAGCTCCTGTACCACTAAATCCTGTACCAGCGTCATTTATTCTTGGTCTAAAGTCTAAACAATCTCTAAGTTTAAATAATTGACCATTAAAGGTAACTTCTGGTATATCTTCATAATCAGGATATGAACCAACTGAAAAGAAATCACCTGAACCATGTGTAAAGTGATCAAATGTAATTCTAATTGGTCTTGCTGGCTTAGCAGCACCAGGTTTTAATTTTATTTTTGCTAAATCATAAAATGTAGCTTTTTGACCTGTATCAAAACTATATCTTGAAGTAATGTTTGACTGTAAATCAGTAGTATATGTCATTCCAAACTTAGTATCTACATTAGCCATGTGAACTGATTTTAATTTAAATCCATCAGCTTTGCCTAATGAAATAATAGCTGCTTGTGCTTTTACATTTTCTGATAGAGTTAATGTAGAATTTTGTACTAATGTTTTTGTTTTTCTAAGTGCAGCAGAAGTTCTCTTATTAACTGTAAGAATAAATTCGACAGCTTGGTTAGTTAAGTTTTCCCCTGGTGTACCACTAAAGTCAAATGTTATCTCAGTTGAAGTTCCATTAATTGAAACATCACCACTATCTATTTCAATAAATTCGCCTTTTCTTGTTCCAGAAACTATAATAACTTGATAATTACTAGCATTAAATGGTGAAAATGTTTCATTAGTACCAGCTGTAATAGTTACAGCTCCACTTGATAGTGTTCTTGTTTCTTGTCTTTTAACAGTATAAGTTGTATTAATATTATCTGGATCAACAGCTTTTATTACATTACGAGGTATCTTAGATATTAAAATATCTTTATCTGAATCCCCAATATTTGCTGTATTGAGTCTTGCAGATGCATATGTGAAGAAACCACTGAGTTGTAAATTCATCAATGGAGCTGCTGTTACTGTTAATTCAACATCATCAACAATAGTAGCTACTTCTAACCTAACTGTAGAACTAGCATTAGATACAGATATTATATCTCCAACTTTAAGATCATTACCAAATTTAGTACCACTTCCTCTAACTGTTGTTGAAACAGCATTGAATGTTACAGCACCTGTTATATTAGTTTCTGTTGGAACAACATTTGCAGCAAATTCAAAATCATCACCTGTTAAATGTTTTACATCTCTTTCAAATGTTTTTCCTGACTCCATTTGTATATCAAACAAATGAAGTTTAAATGTTGCAGTTCTTCCTGTTCTATTACCTACTGAACCACCTCTTGCAAATGTTACATTTCCTGTAAGATATTCAACTCCTCTAGCCTTAGCAGTACCAACTATTGCTCCATTTTGACCTGCATTACTTGATTTATACCTATCTCTCAATGACAATGTTTCAACGGTTGCAAAATCAGGAATTGAATTAGCAGATGTTATGTTAACAAAACTTGAAAGTTTACTTGCTATAACACTCGAAGTTACATTTGAAAAATCTCTTGCTTTAGATATAGCTAATTTTCTTGTTGGTACATTATCTACTTCATAACCTTTAACATATGATTGACCAGGTGTAATAACTGATACAAATAAAGAATTATCACCTCCATTAGCTTTCATAAATTCACCAGTATTAATAGTTGCAACTATATTAGCTGCTGTATTAGAACCAACCGGTGTATTTCTTAAATGTTCTCTCAATTCTAAACTAAATGGGCTGACAATATAATTACCAGATTCTTCAAAAGTTCTTCTTGCTAAAGTATCCCCTAGTACACTTAACCTTGGATCTATACTCTTAGATATTATTAAACCATCTTCAACTCTTATAACTTCAATAAAGTTTGGATCAGTGTTTGCTACAAATTCTAAATCTCTGCTTGCTAATACTAAATTAGCTTTGTATCTATCAGCACCTGGCGCAAAAAAGTTAAATGTTCCAGTAGCTGGATCAAGTAAGGTAGAATCAGTATCAGAATCTATAACTGTTTCTGTAACACTTAAACCTATAATTTTATTTTGTACATTTGCATACTTTTCAACAATATGTGTTTGTTGTGGAACAAATAAGAAGTTTCCTTTTGCAAATATTGTACTTTTACCAATAGAAAAAGATGTTCCAAAACCTGTAGCTGCTGATGCTAAAGCCTGTACTGTAACAGTTCCTGCTTCGTTTTTAATTTGCTCATTATTAGTAAATGCTTCTTGTCTGTTAGTGCCACCATCTGTATACTTTACAAATAAAGTAGGTGGATCGCCTGCTGTAGTTGAAACAGAAGAATTGATTACTGTTGCTCTTACAAGAGATGTTTGACCAACAACAGTTTGACCAACTAACCCTCCAATAACATCATCTGCATCAGTACCTGAGAATGAATCTTTTAATTTTACAAATGATAAAAATGAATCAAATGTTTCACTAGGAGGTGATACAAACGAACCATCTTTGTAAATACCTTTTCCAAATCTTTCAATTTGTGCTTGAATAATGGTTTGAAGTTGAGTCATCTCTCTAGCCTGTACTGCACGTCCAGGTCTAAATAAGATTCTTACGAACTCTTTGGATTCGTTAAAATCATCAAAATGTGGTGATGTAGGAAATACGGTAGGCATAGTTTATAACTTTAAAATTGTTCTTAGAGTAACTAATTGTTCGTCTGTAAAACTAACTGAAGTTCTATTATCAATAAATAATAGATCTCCACTAAACTTATTTATATCAGGTACAGCATCAACTGTTTGTACAGTAAAGTCAGTAGCTGAAGCTGAATTTCTTAACTTATCACCAATAGCTAATGTATGATTATTTAAACTTGTAAGAAGCATTTGTTTTGTAGTAGATAAAGTTTGTACTACTTCAAATCTAAAATCTGTACTTGCTATTTCAAGTACAGTATCATTATCTACTGGATCTCCATCAGAATCAGTAACTGTATCCATAGTTACTAGAAATGCAGGGGTTCCTAATGAATTAGCAAAAGCTCTTTTATTTCCTGATTGTTCGATATCTTTGATAATTCCAAACTGTCTGAAATCATTATTAACATCAACACCTTGAATATTCTCATTATTTATAGTTGAAAACATAATTACTGTTTCAGCAAAAAGTTCAGTTGGTGCATCAAAACCATGTCCATTTGGAGGAGATATAATTGGTGAAATATTTGCACCTGTTCCTCCACCTCCTGTAACTGTTACGTTAGCAAAAGTAAATCCTACTCCTGGATTAGTAACTAAAATACTTGATATAGTATTAGATGTAGAATCAAAAACTACATTTCCATCAAATCCTGATCCATCACCTGATACAGTAAGTGTTAAGTTTGCTAAATTAGAATAATTAGAACCACCATTATTAATTTTAAAATTATGAAGTCCCCCATTAATAGCAGATAATTCAACAGTACTTTGTAATGTATCTAAATCACCTGTTGAAAGATCAACATTAGCTATTGCACCACTTCCAGTATCACTTACAATATTCAAATCAACAAATGAAAATCCTAATCCTCTATCATTTATTATTATATCCTCAACTTCCCCTGCATCATTTACAAATGGTGTAAGTAATGCATTTCCTCCATCTCCATTAATTACAATGGTAGTTTGAATATTAGAAGTATAATTTTTTCCTGGATCTGCTATTAATACATCTTCCATCTTACCTTCTTGTAAAACAGGAAGCAATATAGCATTTCCATTTCCTATATGTAAAGTGTTTCCAACTTTAACATTTGCAAATAGGTTAGTTCCATCATTATCAATATCAAAAATTGCAATATTAGCTGCTCTTATATTATTACCAGTGTTAGTAATAATTATTTTTTCAAATCTACCTGAAGTACTAATAGATGGTGCTATATTAGGAGTTACATTTCCACCTGCACCAGGTGATCCTCTAAAACCAAATGTTATATTTCCAGGAGCATTAAATGATAGTGCAACTTTTGCATTACCTGTATATCCAGAACCTTTTGAAGTGATTGTAACTTTATCTATTTGACCATCTGAATAAAATGAATTTTGTACTGATTTTGTTACTGGCATGAATTCAGAAGTTAAGAATCTACTTCTTAATGATAATGGAATTGTATACATATACTTCCATATATAATCATCAGCATACTTTACTGGAGCTAAATCAGATGAATTAGGCTCAACAGTTGATGTACCATTGTTATTATTAAATATGCATTTGTATACCTTAAATTCACTTGTCATTACATAAAAATCAGAATTTCTTAAACTTGTTGCTCCGTTAGGAGCTGGATTACCGGTATAATAATCCTCAAACTGATCATAAGTTCTGCCAGTTGTCCAGTCTTTTCTTGTAATAACTAATGAGGCATCTGATGATTCTATTCGTTTTATACTGACTATACTGTTTCTTACATCTGATTCATAGAAAGATGAATTTTCTACATCAGGAGGATTCTGTGGGTCTGGCCACGGAAGTATCTTTCCTATGTAGAAATAAAATGTGGATCTTTTTGTTAAAAGTTCATTTAGAACTGAGTCTGCTAAAGATCTATGAGCAACGTCTTTGAGTAAAAATGACATATTAAGCTACTGATACGTTCCATGTAATAACTATTGAGTCTGATGCACCTTTGTTAATATCTGCAAAAGTAGTTCTACACAACATTGATCCTGCAGCATTTCCTTGTGCATTAAATATTCCAGCTTCTTTAATAGTTCCTATACCTGTTCCTGGAGAAAATGTTCCAAGATATGTCAAAGTGTTTGCAGTAACCGAAGTTGAAGTTAAAGCAATTCTACCCATTTCAGCACCTAAAGTAGTATCACTAGCTGTAGGTGAAGTAGCACTACCACCAATAGCCATGTGATTCATAATAACTTCAACATTAGATGACATCCTTGTTGCTATATGTGATTTACCAGATGAAACAACTAAATTTGGTATTTCTCTTGTTTCGACTAAGTTATTGTCTTTATTAAATTTTTCTACTTTTAACTTGCCTGTTATTTTTAATGAGTCGCTAACCATTTATTTTCCTTACGTAAAGTCTGGTCCTTCAGTTATATCTATTAAGTAGTGATTTGCAGAAGCATTACCTCTTGGTTCTGCTGGTCCAAAGTCAAAGTAATCTATTTCACAATAAGATACATTAGACAATATATTACCAGAATCAATAGCTTCATTCATTACATCTACTGGGAGTAATGGAACTCCAAACAATGCAGTAATATTTTGTGTCATTACAACTGAATTGTCAACAAGTAATTTAGCTTCATAACTAATATTATCATCTAAAATATCAATTAAATCATGAAGTTCTAAATTAATATTAGAATTTGAAACTATTTCAACACTAGCTCTATAATCAATTACATCTTCAATATTTCTATTATTAAATAATCTTTGACCAGCTGGATGTACTAACTGCAAAACTACATCTTTAAATGTATTTATATCGGTACCAGTAACTAATTGATAAGCAAACGGTTGATATAGTAAATCATTTTGTAATCTAAAGTCTGGTTCTGATAAGAAACCTCTGTTTGTTGTAAATTCTCCAGGATACTTAGCAAGCGCTCCGACTGTAAATGTTATTGCTGCTAACCCATTTGCAACGCCAGTTGTTCCACTAGCTGGAACTGATGTAACGGTTGAGAAAGATACAACTTGTGATGATAGATAACTTATGTTTCCATCTTCAAAATATCGAGCAGCACTTGGGTATTTTGGTGTTACATATGTTTGTAATAGAGCATTACCAACATTAACCTCACCTGTTTCAATAAATCCTTCAGTATTGTCATCAATTGTATCACCAGATTCTGATACTGTTTTAGTAGGATCTAAAACAACAGAAAATATTTGATTTGGATATCCATGACCAAAGTTTAAAAATTTTAAATCAGTTACACCACCAGATGCACTTACATTAGATACTCTTACAACTGTGCCAACACCACCACCAAAGTTAATAGTATATACTTGTCCAAGTTTAAATCCAGTTCCTCCTTGTGATATACTAAATCCAAGTGTAGTTGGATTAATCTCACCTTCAAATATTACATTACCACCTTCAGAAGCATCTGTAACTGAAACTGATCTTCCAATTTCATAAGTAGGAGCAAGTAAACTCTTATCTAAAAATACTTCTGTAGTATCAGTTGTAAGTTCAACTGTTCCTACTACTGGTGTAACATATTCTATACCAGATTCAATATATCTTATGGATCTGTTAACTAAATTAGCTCTTTCACCAGTTGTAGATTTAATTCTTAAAGAATGTCTTTGATCAAATGTGCCATCAGAAGGAATTAATACAAATTCATAAGGTACTATTACATCTACTTCCTCATTGTAAAATAATCTAAATAAAATTTCAAAAGATAGCTTTGTACCTTTAGATTCATAAAGATCTTTTATTCTTTTTATTAATATCTTTTTATCTGCTAAAGCAGTATCAGATATTAATGTTGTATAATTTTTTAAAAAGTATTGAACAAAACTATCAGTCGTCTTATCAATATCTCCATATGATTGAAGATTTTGAATAGTTTCTTGTGGGTTTTGATCTTGTTCTAAAAATTTATAGTAAAGCTCAACAAATTCAACAAATGTTTGATGATCTTTTTGAATAAATTCTGGAAACTGACTGCTAACTATAGCAGATATTTTTTCCGTTAATCTAGTTGTTGCCATTATTCAACAGTACTTGAAATATTAACTGTCAATCCAGCATCTCTTCCAGCAGCAGCATTAAGTATTGTTTTATCTCTAACAATTATTTGATTTCTTTTAGCTTGTATGTTTTGTGCTAATTCTTGTATACTTGCAGTTACTCTAAAATCTAAAATGTTATTTGGTAATGCTGTTGGTACAAATGAATCTACAACAACTTCACCTGTTAAATAATTTACGTTTCCAACTTTTGCATTTAATATTTGTTTAGTAAGTGCATTCCTAGTAACTAATGTACCAGATCCAGCATCTTCAGCTGGTGAAGTATCAGGAACATCAGTAAAATTAACTATTGTTGATACATTTTGAATGTTTTGAAAAAATCTACTTGATTTAACTGATCCAGGTTTAATTGAATTATCAAAATCAAAACTATCATCTCCAGAAAAAGTATTAACTGTATTTAAAGTAACAGAAGTTCTTTTTTGTAACTTAGGAATAAGAATTACAGAAACTATAGAACTATCAGATTCTATTATTTTTTTCATTAATAATGATTTGTTAAAGTCTTTATCAAATTTTTGTAAATCAGAAGTAAAGTAACCTTCAATTGTATTCTCAACAGTTGCTCTAATAGCATTAATAGATCTTGTTGTGTTATTAATATTATATACAACATCTACTATTAAATTTAAGAAAAAGAAATCTGGGTCAATAAATTCAGGCTGTATTGACATTACTTTTTTATCTTTTAAGATAGAAGTTACAATAGAATCTTTAGTTGTTTGTGATATATTAAAACCATCAAAAGGTTTTAACGATATCATTACTTTTCCAAACTTAGGTGGTATATTATCCTCACCACCATAAACAACAACTGATTCTGCATCTGTAAAATTAGCTTCTATTAAACCTTTATAATCATTAGCAGTTACAGCTCTATTTCTAGCTGCATTGACTCTTGGTGCTTTAAATTTTATATCTGTTATTGTATCAGCATTTCTTGCTGCACTTGGATTAGACGCAGTTGCAACAGTAATATTTGTAGTACCTCCTATGGCCTGACCTGCTGAAAAACTAATGTCAGCTTTATCAGAAGCATTAGCTCCAGTTCCAGTCGATAAGAGATATTCTATAATTACTAAATTACCTTGAATTAATTTACTACCGATAGTACCGTCACCAAAAAATACTTCATATTGTTCCAAAGGATTCATTTCAACAAAGAATACTTTTGAAGAAGGATTAACATTTGATATGTCAGATGTTTGTGTATATGTGTTTACAAATGTGTTTGAAGTAGAACCTTGAACTTTTATTTTTAAAGTAGATGTATCTATATCTCTATCAGGTATTACAAACTTCTCATCAGGACCTGTTCCTAATGAAACATAAGACAATGATCTTGGTGAACCTTCTATTATTTGTAATCCACTTAATGAATAATTATTACCTGAAGGAATAATAGTTGCTGCTTCTAAATTAGTAAATGTAAATGTATTATTTCTAATAGTAGTGTTAAATGTTGTAAACGGTTCAATAGTTACAGTTGGAGGAGAATCTGTAGGATCTACTACAGTTAGATTTATATTAGCTCTTGCACTTCTTACTGAAGTTGGTGTGAATCCTAAATGTTTTGCAATGGAAACTGCAGATGATCTTTTTACTGCTGAATCTAAAAACATTTCATTCAACAGCATATTACCAATATATGCATTGTAATGTGTATTATAAGCAAGCAAATCAATTAATACTGATAATGCTGACCCATCAAAATCATAATCTGTAAATGTATCTTGAGCATTTAAAAAAGTTTTTAAATTTTCTTTAATTGCATCAAAATCTAATTCAGATACATCTAATTTACTTATTTGTGACATTATCTTGCTCTCGTTAGTGATTGTGTAATAACTAATGGATTTGGAATATTAGCCATTTTAAATTCAACAGTTACATCAACTTCATTGCTATCTTGGTTATCTAATATATCTACTCTTATTAATGTTGCTCTTGGTTCAAAATTGTTAATTGCATCTGTTATAGTTCTTTCCATTATATTTTTAGTAGCTGGTGTAAAATTTTCGAACATCATAGAATAAACTTGACAACCTATTTCTGGATGAAATTTTCTTTCATAATTTTTTGTTAATATTAGATTCTTTATAGATTGCTTAACTGCATTTTCGTTTTCAGATTCGATTAAATCTTTAGTTTGAGGATCTGATTGAAAATTTAAATCAAAATCTATAAATTTTCTTACTTTTCTATTTACTATAGCCATGCTTTATTTATCCTCAATTAGCAAAGGTATCTGAAGAACCTGTAGCAGTATGATCACAAGAAGCCTTATCACCTGCCCTTACAACACCTATACCACTAGCAAACACATTAGTTGAACCTTCTACCATAGTTGCGCTGCAATGTGTTTCAGGCTCTGGGCAAGGATCATGTGATGCAACTGAGTCACCTATTAACGACACTTTATCACCATTTACAAACACAGTAGAAGAACCAGGACCAGTAATTAATCCACCTGCTGTATCTGTTCCTACTCTTGATACGCCTGGCATTATGCTAGATCCACAAATTGATTATCTTTTTTCTTATGATTAAAATATGTAAACATAAGTTTTCTTGGTTGATCTACTTTAAATGATATATGTATCCAAGGTAGTCCAGATCCAGTATCTTTATATTCTAATAATATCTTATCAAAATTTATATTGTTTGCTATTTTTTCTGCTATATCAAAATATTCTTTTTTTCTTGTATTTTTAAATTGCATGTCAATAGCTTGACCTTTTAAGTGATCAGATGTTTTACTTCCTCCAGCTGTAACTTTTCTAAATCCTGAGGTAATAAACATATTAGGAAATAATTCTTTAATTGGTTCACAAATATTTAAAGCCATAGCCTGTAAGTTAAATACTATATCACCATAAGAAAGTCCAACTTGACCTTGACGAGGTATGTCATGAGGAAAGTAAGCCTTAGAAGATAATTTTTCAAGTGTAAACTTTGGTGATAATTTCATATTACCTGGTACAAATGTTACAGATTTAAGGCCTATGTCGGGTTGAACAATAGTTGATATAGTAGGTGTAGCAGTTGATCTTCTTATTTCAACTGGATCAGATCTATTAGTACCTGCAACACCTGATAAGATTTGACTTTTTTCAAACTGTTCTGATTCTTCATTAGATTCAGTATCTTCTGTTTCATAACCAACATTATCTAAATAATTAGAATATTCTGGATCATCTATTGTTTCTATTATTACACTGTTTCTATCACCTATAGTTCCAATATTAGCATCATTAGCATAAGTTGCTACAGAAGCAATGTTTGGAGGATTGTCTGCTACACTATATGAAGGATTATTCATATTAATAGTTGTTGCTTTTTCATTATAAGTTGTAGCTTGTTCATGAATTGAATCTGCTGACGATATCATTTTACTAGTAGCTATCAAACTCATATCTTTAGCTGCTAATAAATTAAAGTTTTCATCTGAATTAATATGCATATCTTTTAATGTATGCAAAAACATTGAACTGTTACATTTATTATGAATACTATCTTTAGCTGTTATAAATGCATTACCCTCAGTTTTCATATTAATAAAATTAGATGATTCAATATTAATATTTGCACTATTTAAATTTATTTCTTCAGTGGCAGACAAATTTAAAGTTCCTGCTGCTTCCATAGTAACATCATTAAAACATCTTAAATTAGTGTCTCCTTCAACTTCTAAATCTACATTACCAGAACAATATACTTTTAATGAACCTCCAATAGATACTCTTCCTTCACCCATTACAGATAAGTGATCATTTTTATCTACAAATCTATATTGACTACCTTTAGTTCTTTCTACAATAGAACCTGATTGATCTAATTCAATGAATGTTCCATTAGTATGATAGATATGTAATCTCTCAGCACCTGGTGTATCATCCATTTCTATTATATGACCAGATTCTGTTTCTATAACTTTATTAAATGGATATCTTGCATTGTATGGATTGAGAGGTTGATCAAAACTTTCATTATTTGGTAATTTACAACCTAATATTATGTCTTCTGTTTTTTCAAAAGTAATTGTTCCATTTACATCACCAGTGGCAAGTTTATTAGTTTCTGTCCTTGCTGAGTAATCTCGAGTTGGAAATGTAGCTGTAGGACTTACAAAACCAGTATCTCTTACAAATTGCTTTTTAATGTTTTCATCATTTTGAACATTAAAATTTGCAGCATCTTGTATAGCTGATGTAGCAGCTGCTGTATCAAATTTTTTATTGACATCTGCAAATGCTTCCTTAGCACTTAACTTATCATATATGCCACCTATATTAGGTACTGAAGGTAATTGAGGTATTCTACCAGATAATGCTTCTCCAGAAAATAAATTTAATTCATGTTTTATACCTTTGGTTAAACCAGAAGATAAACCTCCACTTAATGCATTTTGT